TGCGGAGGGAACTTTAAATAGATTAAAAACTCCTAACTTTGATGCTAATGGTAAATTATTAAACTATACTATTACAAAAAGGGAAGTTGTTGTTAATGGATTTACAAAAGTATTCAAAAGAGTTATAACTCCAAATGATGTTAAACCATTCTTTGAATTATTTTTACCTGAAAAAAATGTTTTAGGAATTACAAGTGTTATTTTAAAAGATGGTACACAATATAACACAATACCAAACCCACAAGAATTTTTAGGTTTAGAAAATAGATGGTATGAAGTTAAGGCACTTGCTGAAGACAGAGTATTCATTGAGGACCCAACTAAAGTTTCTGACCAACCTGGTACAAAGGTTGGTAAATATATTTTAACCAATACTAAATTCACATCTGAATACACACCTGAAGGTTATTTGAAAATGACATTTGGTGGTGGTAATGTTTCTGCGGAAGAACAACTTAGAGATTTTGCAAGAACAGGAAAAGGATTTGATTTAAACAAATATTCAAATAACTTAGCATTAGGGGCGGCATTGAAATCAAACTCAACATTGTTCATTCAATATAGAGTTGGTGGTGGTCAAGCAACTAACTTAGGTATTAATGTTATCAATCAAATTGGAACGGTTTCATTCTTTGTTAATGGTCCTTCAGAAAGTATTAACAGATCTGTAATCAATACGTTAAAATGTAATAATGTTACTGCGGCAATTGGAGGGGCAAACGCACCGACACTTGAAGAGGTTAGAAACTTAGTTTCATATAACTTCTCGGCACAAAACAGAGCGGTAACTATAAATGACTACGAATCTATCATTAGAACAATGCCATCTCAGTTCGGGGCACCTGCAAAAGTTGCGATTACGGAAGAGAATAATATGATTAAGATAAAAATGTTATCTTACGATACAAGTGGTAATTTAACCGACACTGTTTCTAATACATTAAAAACTAATGTCGCAAATTACCTTTCTAACTATAGAATGATTAATGATTATATTTCAATTGAAAGTGCAAACCCAATTGACTTGGCAGTTAACGTTGATGTTGTGTTGGATGCTAGTCAAAACCAAGGCGCGATTGTATCTAAAATAATTGATATTATAACGACATACTTTAGTCCTACAACAAGACAATTAGGTCAAAATGTTGTGGTATCTGAATTAAGAAGACTAATCCAAGCTGAAAATGGGGTTGTAAGTATTTCTGATATGGAATTCTTTAATAAGGTTGGAGGTCAGTATTCTTCAAATCAAACATCTCAAAAATATTCAGATCCGGCAACTAAACAAATCCAATTAATTGCCGATACAATTTTTGCTGAACCTACTCAAATTTATCAAATTAGATACCCAAACAAAGACATTAATGTAAGGGTTATCAATTTAAGTACGGTTAATTTCTCCTGATAATTTATTTTTTTTTAATTAGAACTACTTTTTGAAAATAGGAACTAAACTATTTATCAAAAAAAGACTTTAATGCCAAAATCATATAGAATAAGGACACAAGTAGGTGTTGACAAATATATCAACGTAAAGTTAGATCAAGATTTTGATTTCTTAGAAATACTATCTTTAAAAATTAATCAATCAGACCTTTATACAAAGGTGTGTTCTGACTATGGAGTTGTGGTTGGTAGAGTTGTAGTTAATGGTGGATTTGGTCTACCTAATGCAAAAGTTTCAATATTCATACCTCTAACACCTGAGGATGAATTAAATCCTACTATTTCTGAGTTATATCCTTATAAAACATTATCAGATAATAATGAGGCGGGTTATAGATATAACCTTTTACCACATGACCCGTCATATAGTGTTCATTCAGCAACAGGTACTTTCCCAAATAGAGAAGAAGTTTTAATAGATCAGACATATATTGAGGTTTACGACAAGTATTATAAGTACACGGTTAAAACCAATGATAGTGGAGATTACATGATTTTTGGTGTTCCAATCGGAACTCAAAATGTTTTTATGGATGTTGATTTATCTGATATTGGATGTTTTTCTTTAACACCACAAGATTTGATTAATGCGGGACAAGCAACAGAAACTCAAGTTAATGGGTCAACATTTAAAAAATCAACAAATCTAAGTGAATTACCACAGATTAAAACATTAAATAAGAATGTTGATATATCACCACTTTGGGGTCAAGAAGACATTTGTCAAATAGGTATAACGAGAGTTGATTTTGACTTAACTAATGAAGCGAATGTGACCATTAGACCTAACGCTATATTGATGGGGTCTATAATATCCACAACAAATGAGGATGCACTTAAAACAAGTTGTAAACCAAAAAATAATACAGGTAATTTATGTGAGTTAATTGCGGGACCTGGCCAAATATTATCTATTAGACAAACAATTTATCCTGATAAAAATAATTTCCCTGTTCTTGAAGAACATAAGTTTGAACAAGATGGAAAGATTATAGATGGGGATGGTTCATTTTTGGCGAATGTACCAATGAATTTGGATTACATAATTACTAATGAATTTGGTGAACAAGTTATATCAAATGACCCAACAAAAGGAATACCAACAAAAGGTAGATATCGTTTTAAATTCAAATGGAATAATGAAGGTGGGTTACAGAATGAGTTTCAAAGAGCAAATTTCTTAGTACCTAATATTAAAGAACACGGATGGGTATCAAGTTCAACGGATCCTTTTGATCCAAACTCAACTACACCGTTTTCTATTATAATGCTATCAACATTTCCCGTTAATCCACCACAATACACTGGATCAACAACGGCAGCGTCAAATGGGGGTCTTTTATTTGAGGACTCTGTTAATAGTAAAAACTTTACAATTTATATTGATGATGGTAGTGGTCCACAACCATATTATGGTGATATAAGTGTGATACCTGTAAATGCGGGTGATATTGTTTTAGCGGTTTCAGAACCAATAGATAACACTCAACAACAAGAAGTTAATTTTACTTTTTATCCTCAGAATTATTTTGACTTATTAAGATCGTATAGTTTTAGTTTAGATTGGGATGATTATGTGGATCCTCTATCTGCAATCAATTGTGAAGATACGTTCTATGAAATGAACTACAATAAAGTTTATACGACGGCAATGTTCCTTGATAGATACAAAAATGGTGTGTCAAGGGCAAGACATTTGGGTATTAAAGAAATTGATAACAGAACTTGTAAGTCAACGGTAAATACGTTTCCATCTAATGATATTATTAGAAATTTTGATATCATATTTTTTATATTTAACATACTAATTAACGTTTTAACGTTTCCTTTATTAGTATTACTATTTGTTGCTCACTTCATAGCGTGGGCATGGCCTGTTTTAAAGTACTTATTAATCGTTTTAGGGATATATTTCGCGTATGACGCAATAAGGGATATGATCGATTGGATTAACTCCTTAATTGAGGTATTTGCATTTGCACCATTAGGTGGTCCTGTAATTAATTTTGGTTTGATTTTAAGAATAGCGGCACAAGCACTATCTTTCATATTTAGATTAGCCTTATCAATCGCGTTCATTATATTTACGGTTAAATTCTTACTTAAAATTAAGAATTTTCCAAGGATAGGATTACCAATGATATCTTATCCTGAGTGTACAAGTTGTGATTGTGATTGTGGTCCTGCAACTTTAGAGGATGATATTGATGCTAATTCAGTAAATGATCAAATAGCGGCTCAACAATCAAATGATGGTGTTAATGTTTATCTTGGACAAGCGAATGGGTTTTTGGCTCCTGTTAATGTTCCTGGTTCATATGATGTTATTCATCCTAATAATCAAAATAATCCAATTGAGGATCAAGAAGATTTAAAGAAAGGTCCATTTTGGAATGGAGCTTGTCTTGATGGAGTAACCGATTCTTGTGACGGTGATTGTAAAGTACCATCATTAATTACCGCAGCAATGAATCAAGATATAACTCCTGAAGTTGCGGCAAGAGGTATAATAGACTATCAAAGGATGTTTTCAGGTTACGATATTATACAATCATCGGGAACGGTAGGTGATGATATTATTTATGGTGATGAATTTGCGTTGTATCACGCTCCACAACCATTCCTATTTGCCGCTTGGGATGATGGGGGAAGAGACCCAAGAGACTGGGGGTTCCCAACAAAAGAGACTTTTCCTCAAAAATTAAATGAATTTAATGTAAGAAAAAAATATTTTGATGGAGTTAATAAAATTAAAACTTATGTTAACGAATCTTTAGGTAGTGAACCTTTTGAGGATCAAATTGTGGTTGTTTTAGCCAACCCAGGAACAAAAGATCAAATGCAAGTTGGAAAACCTATAAGTTTTAACAATCCTTTAACGTCAAATGGTTATGTTAATATCACGGGTGGAACATTAAATGAATTTGGTAATAATGCAATTACAGGTACAACAACAACAGGAACAACATCAATAGTTGTTGAATGGGCTGACCCATCAAACATCAATAACCCAAATCCTAACCAATCAAATGTTATTATTACTCAACCTGTGATTTCAAATGTTCCATCATCAACCGCTGGTGATGAAGTTGGATACTTACAATACCCCACAGATGTGGAATATTATCAAATGATAACGGGTATGACCGTAATCAATTTCTTGGCGTTATGTGGGTCTAGCTCAGGTACTTTCCCAACGAGTGCATTTTTAAGACATAGAATAGAATTTGTATATTGTTGTGACGGTAGTTATAATACTTATGATGCTGGACAAGCTTTAGGACAAATGACAAACTATGAAAATTTTGAAATTATTATTTTAAACAGAGGGGTTGACGTTCATACTGCACCACAAAAAATAAAATACGATTTATCAAGAATATTTGGTAAATCATATGGTAATGTTATTACTGATGAGGGTGATTTTTATTTAAATGTACCTATACAACCAACAGGATTAAAACCTGCAACTCATAACACATCTACAAACTCGGCAACTAATCTTTATTTTCCATCATATAACTTTAACATAGGACCTGCGGATGGTTCTAACCCTAATTACACTGCTTTTACTTCGGATTATCCTTATTATTATTTATCTACAGATGATCTTAGTGTAGTTGCCGATTACCAACCCTATACTTCATGGCAATTTATTGGGTCTTCTTCATTAACTAGTACTCCAAGAACAATATTATCAAATAATGATTACACATTACCAAGACAACAAAGTGATTATATTGGTGGTGGGACATTTATAGCCTCTATAAGTAACGGTTCATATCCAAATTGTGATAATGATAGTCATAATGGAGTTACTCCTAATGATGGAGATGCCGCTAAAGGAGAAATAGGAGTGCCTCCACCTCAATTAAATGCGTTGTATTCTCCTGCATATTATAGATATGGTTTACCTGGAGTTAATTTTAATGATAAAACTAAGATGGTTATGAGAAGTGACCGTTTACCAACATCTACAAAAACTGAAGATGGCCCTGGATCTTATAAAACTGGTTATGCGTTACACCAAAATAATAATTTCACATTCTATACTGCTGATGGAACTGCCTCAACATCTGGAACAAATTTAGAGTCTGATTTGGCTTCAGGTAACCAACTTGATTTACCTGATAATATTGGATCAATTACATCTACGTTAACTTGTGATAATATGGTTTCGTTACAATGTTATCAAGGTTCGGGTAATGACGTGACAGTTATACCTCCTGATCAGTGTATTGTACCTGAAAATAGAGTTAAAAAAGGATGTTATTGTTTATTAAATAAAAAGTACCTTACAGAATATGATGAAGACGTAAAACTATTCTTAGAGTGGAAAACAAGGTTTACAATTACCTTTGCTGCTTGTCGTGGAGTGTTTGCTCAGGTCTTCCAAAACAATTGGATAAACGGAGTTTTATATATGTATGCGTTCAATAAAACATCAACATATACAATACAAGATCCTAATACTCCTACTTATAATTATTGTGATGATGTAATCATTTTTAATGAATTAAATAATGGGTTTTATTATAGATCGTCACCATGGAAAGAAAGTTCACAACAATTTATTGGTAAAAATAAACCTTTGATTAATCCAAATTGGCCATCATCAATAGTTAATGGATATCCAGGGTTAGGTTATAATGAAAAACAAATTCAATTCCCAACAACAATTGCGGATTTAGGACCAAGAGATCAATTCATTACTGAAATATGTAATAACTCAAATTTTAATGGTTATTTGGTTGATCAAGTCAAATCAACCTCATATCAAGATACGTCTGATTTAATACAGGTTGGATTTTTATCAAGATTACTAAATGATACGTTTAGACAGGCTATATTACCTATATCAAGTGGTGGGGGTAATACGGAAGGAAAAGGTATAATCCAATTCTTTAATAGTGGTAGAAAAGGAGATAGAATTGATGGTGATTTTGCTCAAGCTCTATCAATAAATTCTGAATGGAAAATGAATCCGTTTATATTTGAAAATTACCCTAACCCAGATTCAATTTATTTTGGAAATGACAATCAGTCTCCTGCAAGACCTGTTTTTGGAATTTTATTTGAAACTCCAACCGAGGAGTATAAATATAGAAGAAGGTTTACTCCTGGTGTTGAAACATATAGTCAATCACCATTAATACAAGATTATTATGGGTATCCAAAAACTCAAGATGTACCACATTATCAATGGATAATAGATTCATCACCAAATATATTTGGTTCTGAAAATAATAATTGGTATACGGGTGGTCCTCAATTTTTCCATAAGGGATATCAAAATTTGGATTTCAATGTTGATCCATATTTCCAATCTTCAACAACTAAATTGGGTATGATAACTAATTTTGATGTTAGTGGACAACCATTACCAACACCACAAGTATCGTCACAAGTTATAGTTGGGGCACCATTCCATTTTTATTTTGGATTAAATAATGGTAAAACCGCAATTGATAAATTTGTTAAATTATATGTAAATAACGAGGGATAAGATGATAGATAACTCAACAAATATTGTATTAGGAAGTTTAAGGTATAAGGGATCAAGTGATACTAATCTTTTTATCAACGTCCCATTGGAACAAACGGAAAAAGAAATTGTTGAATTTGACAGAAATGTTGATTTAAGTTTACAAAAAGTTTTTGACGATGAAAGACAATTATCTACAATTTTCAGACCTGTCACTAAATACACATTCATATTTAAAAATGAATATACGGGGTCAACAAACTATGTACCATATAGAAATAATTTATATTACACAAATGAGTTAAGTAATGCAATTTCTTACGCAACAAATCCGAATACATCTTGGGATGGTTATCCTCAGTATTGTGAATTTGATTTTATTAGAGTTGATAATGATGTGGTAGGTTATACAAAACCACCAAATAATCATATAACATTTATTAATAAAAGTGCTTCCACATATAATTGGACACATTATATGAGTTATGGTTATAGTAACGATTATACTAAACCATTATTTGCGATTGATAGTGAGACTAATGTATCTTGGTTTTGGTCGGCATCAGATGGTATACCATTTACAATAACATCAGGTAGTGATGATAATGGTAATTATATTAATTTTAAATGTCCTGTGAAACATGGGTTATTAACGGGAGAGTTTGTTGAATTTCCATTTGATTACAATGGGGAGAACATTTTCCAAGTTAATGGACTTGGCGATTCAGGGTTCGGTAGTGAGGCATATATCTTTAAAATTTATAATGTTGGATTTACAGGTACCACGTTTCAAAACGGAATCACAAGTACATTTAGAAGAATAATAAATAAAAGTAATAGTGGGGAGACCAGATCAGAATATTATGTGAGGGTACATAAAATATTAACAAATTCTGATTGTGCTATATTAATAAAGTCGGGATTTGAACAAAACATATTTGAGTCAAAATCAAAATTTGAAAAAGATGTTTTAAGTCCTAATAATGTGAATAGAACCTCAATTAAAGAAGGTAATCAATCATATACTTTATCGTTTAATTGTGATATTGATATTAGACCGTTACGTGATAATCAAAATAGACCTATATCTGAATTATTTTTTACTACGATATGGAAAGGTTATTTTGGATGGACTAAAGGTATGAAACAAGGGTGGGGATTTAACCAACCTTTAGATAATGGGTTACCAAATTCATGGTGGGATCAAGGTAATTTCTTATCAAATACAAGTATTACTCAAGGTCAATATAATTCCAATACTTTACCACCTGTTGGACCATTTTACTATAATAATGATTTAATAACTGGTGATACAATTGATGGTGATTTTTGTGAATGGAATGATTTTGACCAAAATGAAAGAGTAATATCAAGATATGTTCACAAAATAGTTTATAACGATTTAAAGTTTAATATAGTAACGGACGCTCAACCAACAAATGAGTTTGGTTACTACTATAACCCACATAACCCAATTGTAATTAGAAGATATTCCGATTATATTGAAGAGGCGGATAGTAATTTAATTTTAGATATTCCCGATTATTCATTTTACTCTAACCTATCAAATAGTTTTAGATGGAGAGATTTATATACTTATGGTTATATAGATAATAATGGTATTGGGGTTAATTATCCATTTATGAATGGGAAACATTACCCATTTGTCAATACGATTTTTAGATTAACTCCTGAAGGTATAGGTGTACAAAACATAAACAATATTGCAGAACCTATAATAGATGAGTGTGAATAAAATTAAAATATTAAGACCAATTAATGATCAGTATGTAGATATTCCTATTGAAATGAAATGGGATTTTACGGGTAGAGATGATAGTATTTTGGAATATCAAGATGAGATGGTGAAAGAAATTGTGGGTTCACCAAATGATTTTGAAATAAGTCGTTTCTCAAATAATTCAGATCAAAATGGTAATACTGACATTAATTATGAATTTTATTTTTATGATAATGTATTACCTATAACTGCAAATACTGTCACTCAGTCAAATTGGGGTATATCTTATATAAATGAAGGTTTTACTAATGAGGAGGTTTATTATTACACCAAACCTTTTACCAAATCATTCTTTAAGTTGGACTTTTATGACACGACAGATGAGAAGACTCAACAGATTTATTTTACGATAATTCTACCTGTACAACAAGGTGATTTTATGAGTGTTAGTTTAAATGCTTTATTACCAAATGTTGACATTAGAAAACCAAAATTCAAGTTGGACTATATTGGAGATAAAGAAGGGTTTTTTATCTATTGGTTAAGAGAACGAGATTTTTATGATATTAGTGAATTTTATATGTCGGGTAAATTCTTTGATGCAAAGTTAGGTGTCTACGCGATAATGACCAATACACCACAACCAATAATCACTCCCAATAAATTTAATTTTTTACCTGAAGACTATTTTTATTACAAAGTAAACTTAGATTATAATAACAAGACATACGAGGTATCATCCACTTCAACCACATTACGTGTTGGAAATGTGTTGACACCAATAAAATGGTATGAATATGTAAACCCATAATGGAAGAACAAAAATATTACTTTAAAATATCTCCTGAAAATGTTTTCGGGGACCTTAGATTAGTTCAATATACTGGTGGTACTGATGTGTATGATACTACCGATCCTTGTTGTCCTATATTGACAGGTGAAACAACTGTCACGGGTGTTGATTATATCGGAGTTTATACTGGTATGTCTTATGTGTTATCAGGAGGAACAAATGGGGACTCGTTATTAACGGGATTAACAATACCTATTATGATTACTCAAACCGCAGTTGATATGGGGTATTATTCTGTATTTGACGGTGCGGTTTTACAAAAAGATGTTATTAATAATTTCTTGTTTTCAGCAACAACAGGTAGTCCATACACTTACTATTTCTACAATACATCGGATACTGAATTAATTAAATTTTTGTCGTTGGTAACATATGTTGTGGATTGGGGAGATGGATCACCAACTGTAACATTAACAAATACGTCACCAATATCACATAACTACCCAACATCTAATAGTGAGTATCAAATCACTATGACCGCTACATCACCATGGGGTATATCAAAAATAACAAAAACTATTACGACACCATTTGATGATGTTATAATATCAAACCCTAATGGTATTGCTACATTTACACCTGCGGGTGGTAATTGGAGTGCAACCTCATTCAATTATGATTATATCTTTAGTGGGGATTCAAATACGGACATAAATGATTTCTTTAGTTACAATTACACTACCATACCATTCTTAATAACAGGATATACCGAATCAACAATAAATGATTTGGCTCAGTATGGTCCAAAAAGTAATCTTTATGGTGGTAAATTTAAAATAGGTGTACAGGTAACAGGTACTACAGGTAGTGTCGGTACCGTATGGGGACCTGACCCAGATGGGTTGTATATTGCTTACACAGTAAATCAAATTGATTATTTTGATTATGAGGACTTTACTCTTTTTATGGTTTATTCATCTGGGTTAACAGAAAATGATATTATAATGACAGGTTTAACTAAAAATGAAGCCTTAATAAATGTTATTGATCAACCTGAAGTGCAGACAGATATTTTTATTGAAAGAGGTAAAAACTCGGCGTTAGAATATATTGATAGACTTGGTGAAGTTGATAATGTTGGGGATTTGGAAAAATACGGATATGGATTTTTTAATGTCAAAAAAGATCTTAGTTAAGTATTTATTAGATGAGTAAAAATAAACTAAAAATAAATTAAATTCTTGTGGCTACAGGTAATTACGGAACAATAAGAAGTGCGGACGTTAGTCCTGATGATGTAGAGATCATCTTGAATTATACGCCATCAAGGGATCAAACGGATAATTTTATTTTAACAAAATTAGATGCTAAATCTATTTTGCGACCATATTTTCATAATTCGGCAACAGGAGGTAATGCAAATGTTGAGATTTTAGGTGGTTTATATAACCTAAAATTACCGGCAGATCAATTTAATAAATTAGGTATATACACATTGTATATTAGACCTGCTGAAATTAGAACTAAAATAACAGATTGTGGTGTTTTATCTTCATTACCTAATGTAAAAGGTATTGTAATAGATTTGAATAATGTTCCATCACAATATAGAAATAAGTTTGTTAATCAAGGTTTAATTGGTTTTAGAGTTGAATATTTAAATTCAGATGGGACTAAAATACCTAACTTTTTTAGAATTGTAACCTCATCATTTTATTGTGAACCAGTTGTTCAGAATTTAACAAATACATCACAAAAGGCGATTAGATATAGATATGTTGAAAGTTCATCAAACTTACTTTTTTGTACCCTTTCACCATCTTCTTCACCTACTAACAAGCCAAATGCAACGCCTTTTATCGGTCAACCTGATCAAAATGTTGTTATAACAAATACATTCTTTAATCCTATAACAACTGAAGTTGAGATAGTAGAACATGACATATCAACATTGGCAATTGCTCTTTATGGTAACCAAACCAAATCTATTGATGATGGAATTTACACAATCTATGATAGTGCTAATAACATTTACAAACAATACAATTTATTTGAAGTACGTGATCAATTTAATGAGTTATTATATGAGGTTAGACAAGATAGAAATAATAACATTGATTTTAGCAAAAGTTTTAACAATATAGTATAACGATGGCGGTAACAAAATATACGTGTCCACCCCAAACCCCAAGCGGTCAGGGAACTTTTTCGGACAACTTAGTTGGTTTACAACTTGTTGACGGGGGAGGTTTTACGCAGGCAAATTTTGAGTTTACTACATCAATAACCGAAAAACAGGATAGAAATTTTTCAATCGGAGCATTTTCTGAACCAATATCTTTAGATAGTTTAAATATCCAAAGTATTACAGAATCAAGATTAATACAGGCTAATAATTTTAAAGTTTACCCTAATTTTGATTTATCCCAAGTAACTAATTTTACGTTATATGGGTCTTTAGTCAAAAGGATATCAACATCTATTTCACATATAATTAATTTTTTTCCTGCGGCTTTAGAAATTACATCAACACTACCAAATTATAGTACTACTGAAACGGCATTAAACATTCAGTACGATCCTGTTGAGGATGAAACGACATTTGATGTTTTGATTAATTCATTAAGAAACCCGTTTGATATAGATTATAGTTCAAATTCAAATAGAAATTTTGAATTACTTGAAATTGAAGTTTCATCTTTAAGGAATTTCACATTAAATTACCCAAAATATTCATTATTCATTAATGGTGGTGAATATCCTTTTATATTTTATAGTCCATCTAACAACACATCTACGACATTAAATTTTGTTGTTAAAGGTAACCCGTTCTCAGGTAATAGTATTTCTTATGATACGGTACTTATTAGACCTAATGATATGTATGTTAACAAAACATTCAATGAGGCAATGGATGAGGTTGAGCAATTTTTGTTGAACAGATCCATTACCCCGATATACACATCAACGTTTACGGTACCAAGAGAGAATGAAGATGGTACGGTTTATTTAACGACTCAAGCGATCACATTCCCTAAGAATGGTCAATGGAATTTAGATATTACATCATTAGCGTTTGATAATTATCTTACGACTTTGAATGATTTTGCAGCTAACTTAGATTTATATCGTACTAATTTAATATCACGTTTTTTAACAACAGGAGCAATCAAAGAATTTGATACTCCTGATCAAAAAATTGAAAAAGTTTTACAAATATACGGTAGAAGTTTTGACGAAACTAAAAAGTTTATATCGGCATTATCTAACATGAATAATGTTAATTATAATGTAAAAAATGACATACCATCTCAGTTATTAAAAAATTTAGCAATGACATTAGGTTGGGATACAAACATATCTCCAATCACAAATGACCAATTATTAGATTCTGTATTTAGTACGGGCACTAATGAGTTTAGCGGATTATCGGTGGGTATGACACCTGAAGAACTTAATTATCAATACTATAGAAACTTAATTTTAAATTCTGCTTATCTTTTTAAATCTAAAGGTACCAGAAAATCTATTGAAATATTATTAAGATTGATTGGGGCTCCTGAGGCGTTAATTGAATTTAATGAATACATATACATTGCGGATCAGAAAATTAATATTGAGGAGTTTAATGGTCAGTACGCTAATTTATCTGGGGGTACCTATACTCAGCAATTACCAATATTAGATACTACCGATATCTACTCAATACAAGGTCAACAATTTACAGGTTTTACCACGACAAGTATTATAAGTGATGTGAATGTTTTTCCCGAAGACTATCCAATAGATAATTTTGGATATCCGACGATGCCGTCAGTGAGTGATTCATACTTTTTCCAAATTGGAGGAGGGTGGTTTGAATCAACACCACAACATAGAATGCCAGAGCAAGTAGATAGTACTAATAGTGTATTTATTGGATCTAATCCTAATTATCAAACTACATTATTACCATTTAATTATGGTGAACAATATTTACAAAGATACAGAACTTTCCCTTATATGACTTTAGGGTATAAACTACGTAGAGTGGTGGATAATAAGAAAAGTTGGACCGATACTGATGATGGTTTAAGAACTAATTTTGATGGTGGGTTTAATGCGTATTATCCTGTTGGTGATGACAAATTGGTGGTTAATGTTAAGAATGTAGACATATTTATGAATCCGGCTCAAGGGTTAGTTTATGATGTATGGACAATGTCAAGACAATATAATTACCCAATTCCAAATGAAGGTTTAAATTATATTGAACCAACACGTTGTAACCCAACTCCAAACACTCCTTATCCGGAAAGAGGTGGGATTGATTGGACTGAAATAAAACCAAAACCAAAAGAAAAAACATTCTTTGAATTTGCGCAAACTTTTTGGCATAACACAATTAATGTTAGAAATAGACAATTTATTACCGATGGTAAAACAGGTGGTTACCCAACCCTTCAATCTATATATTGGAAGTATTTGGAATCAGGTCAAGCAATCAATGTACCTAACGATAACTTTACATATCAAACAATGATTGATTATGTGAATGGTTTGGGAACTTATTGGATAAAATTAATTGAACAAATGGTACCTGCAACCACAATATGGAATACGGGAACCAAATTAGAAAATTCAATTTTCCACAGACAAAAGTTTGTATGGAGAAGACAAATGGGTTGTCAACTTGTTCCAGTACCTTGTGATCCTTGTTATGCAATTGGTCAGTTAGTGCCTTTTGATTGTCCAATACAATCTGTTAATTGTCCTATTTACCCTTGGGGTTCTGACCCTCTTATTAACTCATTTGGGTCTGTTTTAGGACAAGTTTTAACTACATATTTAGATAATAATGGTTATGATTTGAATAACGATTGTTTGGCGAATACTATAACATCTGAATGGTATGTTGACGTGAGATTAAATGGAACTCAAATAGTGGACTACAAATTTTTTGATGGATATGGTTATTCTGTTAGTGGAACAAGTTTTCCGACTCAAGTAAATTGGTTAAATGCACTTTATGATTCATTACCACAAATGATTAATGAAGGTTTAACATTTAATATTGATGAAACAACCAATATTGTGACTATATATAATAATAATTGTGTTTCTCTTAATGATGAAAACAATTTGGAATTAAATGTGGGGATAAATTTTGACATAACTTGTAATCAATAATGGGGTTAATTAATATAAATGGGTTTTCCATAACTGGAGATTGTACAAACGAGGGATTAGGCGAAATTATTTTTTCGGTAACAGGAGATAGTCCTAATTGGTTAGTTACTGAAACTCCCACCGCAGATGTTAATTTACCAACATCTGCATTAACTGTATTTGATAATGTTTATTATTACTCAGGTTTAAGTGCCGGTAGTTACTTTTTAAATGTCTATGACTCAACATATACTAATTATATTGTTGTTAATTTCTATATATCTTCGGGTACCTGTGTATCAATTAATACGACAGACACTACTTGTGGATTTGATAATGGGGGTATAACTGCGACAACACAAACGGTATATGGTAACGGTGGAACCTTTACGTTATATGATATTAATGATAATTTCATCTCAAGTGGAACTTCAGTAAGTAATGAATATGTTTTCCCACCTGTACCTTCAGGAATTTACTACGTTATTGCCAATGACGGTGGTGGATGTACAGGTTGTAGTGAATCATGTGTAGTTAGAGAGTCATTTCCATTTGATTATGGTTATTACGTTGTTAATGACGGAAGTTGTATAGGTAGTGATGGTAGTGGTAAAATATTTTTAACGGGTTTATCAGACCCAAGTCTATATACTGTTAATTGGTTAACGAGTGTTAATGGTCAAACAGGGACTACGGTGACAGGTTTGACTGAAGGTTTATACAACGTTCAGGTAACTAATCAGGATGGTTGTGTATCAACTAAAACAATAACAGTTACCGGGGTAGATCCGTTAGGAATTGGTGGTTTTATGACATATCCACCAACTTGTTTCACTAATGATGGGGAAATAACCATTATTATTACGGGGGGTACTGCGCCATATTATATTGGATGTTCAAACGGTGATAGCGCGATAATTTTTAATAATGAATATACATTTACTGATTTATTTTCGGGAACGTATAATTTTAATATTATAGATGCTGGTCTCTGTAAAGTGTCGGGAACAACATCTATTAATACGTCAAATAGTTTTCAAGTATTAAGTGTTGATACGACAAATTCAATGTGTAATGACAATTCAGGATCAGTTACAATTACGTTAATTGGATCAGGATATTATACGTATAGTTTAACGGATTCATTACATGATACAACAAGTTTTGGTCCTACAACTAATATAGTTCAAGTATTTGATACGTTGTCTTCAGGTGATTATGATTTAGTTATTACCGATGGAGTTTGTGATTATGAAACAACAATTACAATTCATAATACTGAAAAATTTACAATCTCGGCTATAACTGAAGATACTACTTGCGGGTTAAATAATGGGTCAATACAATTATTAGCAAGTACAGGTGGAACTTTACCTTATCAATATGAAATAACAGGTTTTCCACCATCCTCAACGACTACATTTAATAATTTAGCGTCTGGTAATTATGTTGGAACAGTTACAGATAATACGGGTTGTTCTCAAAGTTTAAATATATTTGTTAATAACTCTAATGGTGTCTTTTTTGATTTAGTTGTTGACCAACCAACAAGTGGGGATAATGGTCAAATTGAAACTATTATATATGACGGAACACCTATATTCACCTATGATTGGAGTCCTAATGTTAATGGTCAAACAGGGACTACGGTGACAGGTTTGACTGCGGGTACCTATAGTTTAGAGGTAACAGATTCAAGTGGATGTACATTAACAAAAACTGTGACTTTATCAGGTACTGAAAAAAAATTAAGTTATCAAACATATAATATATGTAATGATAATTTCCAAAATACTGGAATACTCGGTAAAAGAGGTATGCAACAGATGTTAACCGAAGGGTTTAAAGATTTAACATATGATGATACAGGATGTATTTTAAATACTGCAAATTTTATTGCGGATGTAACAGTTGATGGAGAAAACACACAACAATCATTTTATGTATCGTCAGGTTTAACTGATTATCCTTCAGATTATGTGTGGGGTGAAACATTAACTGAACTTTTACAAAGTTATAGCGGAATTAGTAAAGTTGAAATTAATTACTCAACTAATGAGATTAAAATTTATAACAAATGTGTGGAAATAGACGGGTGTCAACCTGAAACAATTTATTATTTGTCTGATGCGAATATTGTAATTAATCTAAAATTAGAATACAATATTTCTTGTCAACAATGTATTACAACCCCAACTCCAACCCCAACTCAAACTTTAACTCAAACTCCAACACAAACACAAACGCAAACTCCTACACAAACCCCAACTCAAACTTTGACTCAAACACCAACTCCTACGCAAACACAAACGCCAACACCAACTCAAACTTTAACTCAAACACCAACTCAAACACAAACACCTACGCTAACCCCAACTCAAACTTTGACTCAAACACCTACACCGACTCAAACAGAAACTCAAATACTTACACCTACACCTACGCCAACACCGACCCAAACTGAGACTCAAACGCCTACGCCAACACCAACTCAAACAGAAACTCAGACTCCTACGCCAACACCAACCCAAACAGAAACTCAGACTCCTACGCCAACACCAACCCAAACACCAACACCAACTTATCCTGATACGGAATTTTTACAACTACAAAATATTATTGGTACAGATCCAATGATTGTGTCTTTTAAAACCGCACCAGATAGTAGTTTTAATATAAATTGGGGGGATGGGTCATCAGAATTTGTTAATATAACTGATCCACCGTACAATCCTACTTTTAGTGCGTATACCTATACTCATAATTATGTAGGTAGTTTAAACACTGCGATTTTTGAAGACTTCCGAGTGTCATCATCATTATCAACTGACAATATTCGTGAGATTTATTTAGCAAATGTTTCAGATATTATTGAAAATGTTTATACTTTTAGTGCATTTACTGCTTCAACTAAATTAACTTTAACGGCTTGTACTTTAACTGAGTTCAATTCTAGCTTACCTAATACTCTTGTGAGATTTTACATATATAACAATTACGCACCATCAACTCAATACTTTAATTTTAATCCAACAACAAACTTAGCATTATTACCTAGTTTTGTAGAGTTAATTATTTCAAATACTGATATGTCAGGGTTTACATATGATTTTTCAGGAAGTAGTTCATTACAAACTCTTCAGTTAACTAGTAATAATAGTTTAACAAACTTGAATATGACAGTTCCGACAGGGTCATCGTTTTTTCAATTTTGGGTATTCGGTAATACTTCGTTATCGGCATTAACAGTTAATAATAATTTATCGGATTGTATAAATCTTAATGATATACGAGTATATGGAAATACAGCATTAACAGGTTGGACTTATATATTACCAGTGGCTGCAGATAACGTACAATTAAATTCAAATAGAATCCGTAATTTTGACATTGATTTATCGGCAAATACAAATTTAACTGATTTAAATTTAAATAGTAATCTTGTTTTAAGTTCATTCACAAATAGTATATCTGCATGTACATCATTGACAGATTTAAGATTAGATAATAACAACTTAACGACATTACCTCCGATATTCCCAAATAGTATTCAAACATTAAGATTAGAATCAAATGATATAACGGGATACACAAGTAACTTCCCTACTAGTTGTGTTTATTTTGATATGAGTGATTCTGTAGCGAGTTTACAGACTGTTCCCCAATGGTCGGTAGATTTAACGGGAGCAACGTCATTACAAACTTTCAATTTAAATAGTGTTGGGTTATCAGGATGGACAACACAATTCCCATCATCAATTAAAACAATAAGTTTTAGAAATAATCTTTTAACTGATTTTGATTTTAATTATACTACAGGTGCTACATCAATAGATTTATATTTCAACCAATTAACTGGAACAACAAATTTATCGGGACACACTTCTTTAACTGGTTTAACAATAGGAAGTAATAACTTTACAGATAGTTCTCCAATACTTGGAGGTGACTTCCCACCAACTTTAAGAACATTTGACATTGGGGGGTCACCATTATTAACAGGATGGACGACAACATTCTCAGCAATGACCAATATGTTGTCATTAAATTTCCAAGGTACCAAACTTAAAACTGCGGCGGTAGATTACATTTTAGATGATGTTGCAACTATAGCGGTAGCAAATAATTTATATAATAAAACACTTAATTTATCCGGTACTCCTCCAAACCAACCAGAATCCCCAACGGGAGGTGTGACTAATGCTGATTATATATTACTTACAAGTTCACCATATAATTGGACAGTAACTATAACCCCATAATAAATTCACTTTTAGTTATTATCTAATATCTTTTACTTTATGGGAGATATTCTTTTTGTTACTGCACAACCTGACGTACCTTATTTTCATTGGCAAGTAAAATTGTATACTCATAATTTTATTGAGAAGGGAATTAAACCTTGTCAGATCCATGTTATTTTTGGATTACAAAAAAAACAACAACCATCACAAGGGGCATTAGAATTATGTGATTACGGATTTAATGTTCATTTTTATGATGATGATCGTGAGAACAAATCATACATACCAAGTATAAAACCATATCTAATTTATCAATGGTTAAAAGAATATCCTGAAAACGGTAAATTATTTTTCTTACACGATTCTGATATCATCTTCAATAGATTACCAAATTTTGATAAATTACTTAATGATAATGTATCTTATTTATCTGACACGATAGGCTATATTGGTTACGAATACATTAAAGATTGTTGTGATAGATATGAGAAACAACATCCAACATCAAACAAAGAACAGTTACTCCAAGAGATGTCAGATACAATAGGTATTGATGTTGATCTTATAAAACAAAATCAAGAAAATTCGGGTGGAGGTCAATACCTTATCAAAAATACGGATCCACTATTATGGGGTAAGATTTATGATGATTGTACACCATTGTATAACCAAATGTTAGATTACCAAAGAAGATTCCCCATTAATCCTGGTCAAATACAATTTTGGACTGCCGAAATGTGGTCATTATTATGGAATATGTGGAACTCAGGGTATGAAACAAAAATCACAAATGAGTTAGATTTTTCATGGGCAACTGATAGTATTGATATTTATAATCAAAAACCAATACTACATATGGCAGGTGTGACTGACCAATTAAGAACTACGAAATTTTATAAGGGAGATTTCATAAACAGAAATCCGATTGAGGATTTAAGGAATGACATTAATTTCTTTAATTATGTGGACAAAAATAGTTCTACGATTAAATATATTGAAGTAATGAGGTCATTTTTGGAAAAAAATAAATAACTGATTATTTATTAGTAATGGGAACTCAACCGATATCAGTAAAACCAATAAATGAATGTGCGATAGTTACGTTATTTCCAATGACGGCTATATGTGATAGTGTTAATCCAAGTACTCCACAATCCTATGATGGATCAGTAAGTGTTATGGTTAGTGGTGGTACTCCACCATATAATATTACTTGGGAAGAAGGTGGATTAGGACCAACAAAATCTAATCTTGGTGTTGGAGATTACCGAGCAACCATTGTTGATTTTTATGGTGATTTTACGGCAAATACAATATGTAGTTTAACCGCAGAAACAAGTACAACCACAACCTCCACATCAACAACTACATTACCTGTTTACGAGGATTTATGTATGTACTTTACGGACAACAATGGTCCAAATTCAGAAACACATCAGTTTTTATTTAATGGATATTTAAATGGAAAACCTACTTGGATATCTGATGATGACTTATATAATATATATTGGAGTACAGGTACTACAAATCAATGGTTAGTTGACGGGTGGAGTAATGGTATCATTTACAATTCAAATACATCCGTACCACCATTAACGGGGTGGCAATTCTTAGGTGGTAGTTATTCAGGGACATTTACTATTACCGTTTCTGAGGGAACTTGTGTGGATAATCCTATGGTTAATATATTAATAAGTTACCAATCTCCAACCTGTGGTAGTAATGGTAGTATTATTGTGACGGCAAATGGAGGAACACCATCGTACCAATACTCAATTAATGGAGGAACAACATACCAATCAAGTCCTGTATTTAGTAATTTATCAAGTGGTATATATAGTGTTAAGGTTAAGGATACAAATGATGTAGCAACAACACAAAGTGTTACTTTATCAGGGCCACCACCTAATCAAACTTATCAAATAGCATTACTTTTAACGGGTCCTAACTCTTTTAACATAAATGTAACTCCTACATTACCAAGTGGGGTATATATCACTTTTGATTTAAAACATAATAGTGTATTTAAATTAGCACCTTCACCAACCGTGGCGGTATATAATAATGTTGTCACGGTTAATGTTAATGGAAATCCGATTGCGACTCCATCACCTATGTTAAGTACAACCGCAACATTTAACCCTTGTGATTCGGGGTCTATATATACTAAAACAAATATCACTACATGGACTACGTTAACGTTTAATCCAACAAGTACCATGAGCGGTACTTTTACAAATAATATAAGTCCGATAACACCTTTAGTTAATTGTTATTCGGTTAGTGGGTCAAGTGAATTAGTTATTACAAATGCAAAATTATATAACTGTGATTGTTGTAATATAACAATAAAAAACTCTAACCCTATTAGGATTTAAAGTATTGAAGTTAGAGGATAAAAAAATTATAAATAAACTATTTATTGATTAGATGAGCTATATATTAAAAAATACATCAGGGTTAGTTAACACTAGAATAACTGACACAGGAAGATTAAAGTTATCACAAGGTAATTTTAACATTTCATATTTCCAAATTGGGGATAGTGAAGTGTCGTATAATGAATTACCAAACACTTACAATCAATTTAATAGTGTAGTTTTAGAACCAAGTTTTAATAGTCAAAATAGTGCCGGATCTCCTGAATCAAACAAACAAAATATTAAATATCCATATTATGTGGATGATAATAATAGTAATACATATGGAATTCCATTTATGGATTCTGTTATTGAACCTGTTTATAATAGAGCTCCATTAAGAGGATTTTTCACAGGTAATACAACCGCAAGTACGGTTAATTATAGTGCGTTTACAGGATCAAAGTATGTTGTAACGTCCAATTACATTGTTGATATGTCAACATTAAATGGATCAAATCAAATAACAATAATCCAAGATATATGTGACCCAACAAACACTAATAAACCAAGTGTTGGAGATTTCATTACAATTTATTATGATGGTTTAGCGAAATATGATTGTTCTTGTATTAATTTACCTACACCAACACCAACGGCAACAATAGGTACAACTCCTACATTAACTAATACTCCCACTGCGTCAAATACTAATTCTGACCCATGTGCGTCTCCAACACCAACACCAACTCCATCGGCAACACCTTGTTTGACACCATCAAACAAACCTGTTTGTCCTATACCACCTGATCCGTCATGTGTTAAACCTGTTCATTCATGTTTTCCTATATTGACATATAGGATCGTTGATATTTGTGAGAATAATGTGACTTTGGATAGACCAACGCCTAATTATGTTGGATTAAGTTCTAATTGTTTTGGTAGAGTATTGGTATACCCACCAAATATGACTACACTATATGATAGTATCACACCTCGTCCACATTGGGCGGATGATGTTATCAATTTTGAATCTATTTGTGATATTGATCAATTTGATGTTAAAGTATGGAATATGAATATTCCTTGGACTGAGAGTCCTGCGGGATTAAGATCTACTGAGTATGAAGATTATACTTATTTTGGTTCCATTGATTATATTGGTAGTAAAGAATACTTTGGTTATAACTCAACCTCAGGTCAGACAGATACAAGTTATACGTATTATTACAATTCATTTGATGAAATTGTTCAAGTTAAACCTGAAGAACAAAAGGCAATTGCTATAATTCATTATACAAACCAAACTATAGATTTCTTTTATGGTGAGAAATTTGCGTTAGAACCATATAACAATTCAAATCCTGATGATACGACAGGACAAGCAAGAAACTTTAAATTACATATGCCAACATTAATGTGGCATAAAAATCCTGAGTGTTGTTATGGTCAAACATTTTGGGTTGATCCTCCGGGATTTGATGGGAAAGATTTATTCCAAGTTGAATATATTAAGTCAACTAAGAATACTGATATGAATCAACCTGGTATTCGTTATTATCACTTGTGGGACACTAATGCAAATGCAGATGGGTTACCAAGTAGAGTGGGTAAAGTATTCCCTGATAGTAAGTTAATTATTATTGATGACGAAGAAATAATCGCAGCATTATCATATAAATCAAATAGAAACTGGACATTAACGGCACCTCAAGTATCGTTAATTACTCCTAATACTTGTGGTGTAACCACCGCAACAACTGATGGTATTTTAACAGGTAGTAATGAAACAATGTATGTAACTTATATGTTGGGTAACTCTTATAATTTTACTAATTCAT